GTAGTTGTCAGGCTTGATCTGGCAGTCCAGTTCAACCCCGCGGCGCGGCCAGGCCAGAGCCTGATCGCTATCCGTCTTGCGCCCCTTCCATGTCATGCCATCCATCGCCAAGGCGGACCGGCGCAACAGCGCTTCTTGTGCTGGCTCGTCCGCAGGGATGGTGACGCCGAACTTGCCGGCGTACATGACCAGGTCCGCAGCGCTCGCGTAGCTTTCCGAGTCAGACTTTCCGGTGCCGTCCTCGATGATGAGTGTCATGAATCAACTCGCTGGAATGAGTTTCAGATATTGGCTACCGCTTTACCGGTAGCCAGCAGTATCAAGCCTTGGGCAGGTCGGCGACGAGCTTTTCCAAGGATTCTTTCGACGCATTGGCCCGGTAAGTCACGCCAGCGGCATCAAGCTGAACCTTCAGAGCTTCGACTTCCAGGCCTTCGCCCGACTTCAGCTCTGCGAGCTCGTTTCGCAGCTTCTCGTTTTCCGCTGCAAGATGGTCACGCACACCGACCAGATCGGCCATCTGTAGGCGAATGCAGTCGAGGGCATGAAACAGTCGGATTGCCAGTTCGCCCGCCTCCGGCCGCTCAACTTCGCCAGCTTCCAGGCCGTCGACCAAAACGCGAATGGTGTCGCTTTCAGCGCGCAGTTTGCCGATCAGGCTTTCCAGTTCGCTATGACTGCCGCCGCCGACAAACAGCACCCCCGCAACGTCTTTCACTGATACGTCGATGCCGACAGCCTCATATGCCGCCACCACACCCGGCCAGTCGCCGATCACCAAAACACTGGTCACGCCAGCCTCTGGCTTATCGAAGTGCTCAGGGTTGCGATATCGCTTTCCCGGCTCAAACCCGCTGAGCTGATTGCTGTATGTAAGTTCCATGGTGCTCTCCGTGGCGGCCATTGCTGGCCGCGCGGTGGATTGAAGGGTTATTAGCCTTCCAGTGGAGGGGTAGTCGTCAGCTGAATCATGACGCCAGCGGTAACCTTGTTGCTGCCGGCATGCTTAACCCAGTTGGCAGCAGAGCCAACGGCAGCCAGGGTCGGATTAGAACCGCCAGTGGTAGCCTTCCAGCTGTAACCCAGCACATCGATGTTCACGGTGCCTTCAGCGCGGTAGCCGATGCTCAGATTCTCCTCGTCGTTCACTTCGTACGAACGGAAGCCTGGGGCCTGCGACTCGGTGATGGTCACGGCGTTTGGCAACAAGCCGAAGATCACGTCCGCCGGCGCGGTGTCAGTTACCAATACAGGCTTACCAAGGGTGCCCGGCAGGCCGCCGTAGATCACAACACCGGCTTCTTCGTAGATCTTGTTGGTGATCGCCTCGTCCACGATGTCGAAGTAGGCGCTGGAGTGCATGACCCACAGTGCGATGCGGCCGAACTTGTCGCCGAATTTGCGCATACCGCGAGTCAGCGTCTTTTTGCCATCGGTCTCGATGTTAGCCGAGACCACCATGTCAGCGTTGGAGCCGATGGCGGCGCGCAGGCCGGCGGTCGCATACTGGATGAAGCCTTCCAGGGTTGCGTCGGCAACGTCAGCACCAACGATCTGGGAGAACTCCTCGACCGGTCGACCGCGGCGCTTGAACGCCTCTTCGGTTGTCTGGTACGGGCCGTACTTCCAGGGAGCCTTGACGCCGACAGCTTCACCGGCGGTGATCTTCTTGGCGGTTACTTTGCCGTCAGAGTTGACGTCGCGGTGTTCCAGAGAGCCGTTCAGCTTGTAGAGGGCGCGCTTGCGGAAGTCGCCTTCGATCAGCTCATTGTCCAGCACCATTGCGCCGTTGGAGGAAGCGTTGAACACATCCAGGTTGTCCTGGACGCGCTCCAGGTATGCGGTTTGCGCCTCATCGTTGTAGATGATCAGGTCGCTGTTGACGGTTGTAGCCATGGGTGAATCCCCTTACTTTGGCAATGCGAGGTATGCGGTTTGGCCGTGCTTGCGCTGAAAATCGCGCTTTTGCTCGGAGGTCATTTCGGAGCGTTTGAATGCAGCCTGGCCGCCACCCCCGCCCGGGGCTTGTGTCCCTGAAGCCCTTGGCCACAGGTGAGGTGCGCTTTCGCGCAGCGATTCCGCCCATTCGAGCGGAGTCAGTGGGGTCTTGCCGTCTTTGCCGAGGGTGGTCTGGCCAGACTCATCGACAGCGACCGCTTCGCCCTCGTCATTCAGTGAGAACACGCCCTTGGCGCGCAGGATGATGTCGTCGGTTGCTTCCGGCAGAGCGCCGGCTTTCAGTGCTGCGCCGCGCACAGAGTCGCCCAGGACTTTGCCCTGGAACTTGGCGGCGAAGGTTTCTGCCTTTTCGGCGCGTGCGGTGATGGCCTTCAGTTGCTTGTCGGTATCAGCACGCAAACGTTCGGTTCGGCGGTTGAAGACTTCGTCCACCTTGCCCTCTGTCAGCAGCTTGGTTTCTTCGTCTTGGCCTGCCTTGGTAAGCAGGCCGCGCACTGCGTCGATGTCCAAGCCTTCAAACTGACCTTTCAGCTTGTCCAGCTCGCTTTTGACGGTCTTGTTGGAGCCGATGAGCTCCTGATTTTTGGACTTGAGGCCGGTCACCTCGCTATCCAGATACTTTTGCACCTCGCCGCCCAGAGCGGTTTTCAGCGCAGAAACCTGTGTTTCGTCGAGGTTAAGGCCATGAGCGGCCGGGTCAAAGTCGAAAGGCATGATGGTATCCCCTGGGGATTGATTGGCCCGCCTGGCGGGCAGAAAAAAGCCCCGCAGAGGCAGGGCTAGTAAATCGTGGCTGCGTCAGCCGGCGTTGGATGAATGGGAACGAATAGTGGCAAAATGCCGACGTTATTAAACGAACGGGTTATGAAATGAACTTCGAAACGATCAAAGCTTTCGCGCGAAAGGGATACGTCCAAGTTGGACTAATCATTACTCTGCTCTCTGGTCTCGCGTCGATATACGCCGCGTTTCATGACTCAGGCCCCAAGTACAACCCAGCCTTTCTCGGACGCTGGGAAAGCAACTACCAACATCCAGTTCCGGGCGGGACTGTCGCCTTCAACGGCATCACGGAATACTTCCGTAACGGGCGATACAACGTGAACGGAACCCTCAAATTCTCAGGCGGCGCTGCCGACAAGCCGTTTTCTGCTGTGGTTCTCGCAAAAGGCTCAGGCACCTGGACGGCTGACGACAAGTTCCTGACTTTTACATTGACAGGCTTACGCACTGAGCCATCGAGCTTTAAAAGCGGCGAGCTAGAGATGCCGATTCCTCTTCTGGAGAAGCTGAGCGGATATTCACTCCCTGACATGAATAAGCAATATGTTCCTGGTAGTTCAGATGAGTACAAGATCGTGTCCCTAGAGCGCCAACGGATCGAGCTCCAAGGAAAGGACCCATTCGACAATCCATTTACAGTGGTCAGCTCTAGACCTCAGTGAGCCACGCCGGCAGGCTAGAAAATGCCTGCTTGCTCAAAAGCCAGTGGTTCCAAGATCTTCATCTGTACTAAGGTCAGCGGCGCGAAGTTACGATCCAGCTGCAGCTCGGCAAAGCGCTGGACACTTAGTCCGCCTTCGCGGAACAGCTTTGCCCGCACCGGGCCGATCGCGATGTCCTGGAACGATGCAGGCTGCTGCTGAAGCCAGTGGTAATAGTCGAGGCTCGCGCTGACCTGCCCTGCTCCATCAGCCCCGATTGAGGCCCGTGTTGCTCCCTTTGCGAACATCTCGCTGAGATTGGTCAGCAGAACGAACGTGGTGCGACAATTCGGGTGGAACGGTGGCCGAGGGCCGGAGTCGACCGGGAACCGCCGCTTATCCATCGAGCGACATTGCTGGCTGGTTTTGCTGTCCAGAGTGGCGACCATCTCAACTTCGGAAACGATATCCGTGTTGGTCTTGGCTACCTCCATGCGCGCCTGTGACGAAACATGCTGAATCGCGGTATGCACGACCGTGCTTGCATTGCGATTGGTCGTTGCCAGGATGCCGTCTTTGTACCCTGCCGCCTTGGTGCCGCGAATGTTGCGGATGACTTGAAAGTTCGTTAGCCCCTCGAAGAATCCCTGCCGGATCGTGCCGGTGACGCGCTCGCGCTCGGCCGTGGTCCAACCCTTAATGAACGACTTCAGCAGCTTCCCGCCGCCGGTGCCGCGCACGCTAAGTGGATTCGTCAGCACCGCCGCCCTGATGGCCGCCGCCGTAGGCGCTGCAACGTCGAGCGATACGCCGACCGGCGCAGACCTGGCCAGGCTTGTGGCCTCGAACTCAGCTTCATAGTTGGCGATGTCGATCAGGTCGAGGTTCAGTTGCGCGCTGTAACGGTCGAAGATGCCCAACAGCAGGCTATCGACTTCCTTCAGCAGCGCTTCAAGACGCTTGACGTTGTACTCGGTCAGGTCCGACTGGGTGAGCCGGTCACGGATCGAGCGATCGATCTCCTTGAGGAAAGGTGCAAACTTGCCGACCTCCCCCGCCTTCAGCTTTTCGAGGAAGACCGCGTGCCGGATCGTGGCGTCAAGGATTGCTTGGTTTGCCGCCATTTGGTGTTACCTCATCATCTAGGCCCAAGCCATCGCTCTGCTCTTGAAGCTCGCCATCGATCTGCAGGTCTGTACGCTCCGGGGCAATTAAGCCCAGTTTTCGCAAATAGGCCCGCAGATCCGCCTTCGCGAACCCGCCGTTCTGCCACAAGCCAACCAAGGCAGTGATCATTTGCGGATCGGCTGTCAGCTCGACGAACTCCTGATTGACCTGGTAGGCGACCTTGTCAATGACGCCCATGTACTGGCCGCACCACATGATCGATCGGGTGTAAGCCTCGCTGACGTTTGCCACGCAACCAGCCAGCACGGACGTCGATGCAGATTGATCACCGCGGGACTCGGTAGCAGTCTTGGCCGACAGAGACGCAACTACCATGCGGGCACCCAGCTCGATCATCATCTGATTCTTGTCGGCCATTGCCTCTTTGACCAGGGTGTTCGGCGATGGCTGTGCATAACCGAAGGCGCCGCCTGCGGGAAGCAGCATTGGCGCCCGGGAGCCGACGTAAACGCCGTTTTTCTCCATATGGTCGCGCCACTGCTCATCCAGGCCGGAGATCCATGGCTGAGCCTGGCCGCACCAGAAGACGCTGTCTTCGTAGTCAGCGCTGTTGCGGTAATGCCCCAGGTTGATCATTGCGATGTCGTAAAGCGGTGACTCG